ATTTTACTAACTCTGCAGCAACAAACGCAGGTGAAGTTAGAATTACAGTTCTGTATCAACAAAATACAAACTACGCATAATAATTAATTTAGTGTGGGCTTCGGCCCACACATAATTTTAAGGAGAATAATATGTCAGGATATACAAGTGACCAACTCGTAGCACATGCTACAGGAGATGGACAAATGGTTCCTACAACACAAAGAGCTAGAATAACAGGCATCCAAGCAGAAGGTGCAGCGAGTTCTAGTATAGTTTTTAAATCTGGTGGATCAAGTGGAACTGTAATAGCTACATTTAAATTTGGAACTGAAGGAATAGATTTTTATGTTCCTGGTTCTGGAATTTTATTTGAAGAAGGAATTTATTTAGATTTAACTGCAACACCTGGTGTTACTATAACATTTACGTAGGATTAAATTGTGGCTACAATAACTTACAAAGTAACCGTAGCAACGGGAACTAACAAATACGGTACCGGTAATAAATATTATATTAACGGAGAAGCTAATGTTGTCTTGTACTTACAAGAAGGCAATACTTATATCTTTGACACTTCTGATAGTACAAATCTTACTCACGTTTTTGCATTTTCTACAAATCCAAATAACTCACCGGCGGCACCTTACACAACAGGGGTAACTACTACGGGAGTATCTGGAAATGCTGGATCCAATACAACAATAATTGTAGCACCAGTTAGAACTACTGGCGCTCCATTATTATTTTATTATTGTACTGCTCATAGCGGTATGGGTAATACTGCAAAAACTATTTCACCTACTTCAGAAACTACAGAATTTAATCCACAAATAGATGATATTATAGAAGAAGCATTTGAACGAACTGGTGTTAGAGGAACTAGAACTGGGTATCAATTAAGATCTGCAAGAAGATCTTTAAATATAATGTTTCAAGAATGGGGTAATAGAGGTGTTCATTTATGGAAAGTAAAATTAGCTAAAGTTCCATTAGTTGAAGGACAGGCTGAATATAATTTTGCATCTGATTCTACAAATTTTCCTGAAGATATTAGTGATGTATTAGAAGCATATTACAGAAATAATTCTACCACAACTGCACCAGTGGATGTTTCACTTACAAAAATTGATAGATCTACATATTCACAAACACCAAACAAATTAGCTAAAGGTACACCATCACAATACTATGTGGAAAGAAAATTAAATCCAAGTATATTTTTATATACAACACCAAGTTCAAGTGTATCAAGCACAACTACACCAAGTAGTTTTCAATTTTGTTTTTATTATTTATCTAAAATTCAAGACGTAGGAGCATACAATAATACTTCTGATGTTGTAAATAGATTCTATCCTTGCATGATGTCTGGACTAGCTTATTATTTAAGTCTAAAATATTCACCAGAAAGAAGTCAAGAATTAGAAAGAAGATATGAAAGTGAATTGTTAAGAGCACTTGATGCAGACAATCAAGGTACTTCTACTTTCATTTCACCACAAACATTTTACGGAGATGGAATATAATGGGTAAATATGCTTCAGGTAAAAGAGCATTAGCAATTTCTGATAGATCAGGAATGGTATTTCCATATCCTGAAATGGTTAGAGAATGGAATGGATCTTTAGTTCATACTTCAGAATATGAACCTAAACAACCACAACTTGAACCAAAACCAGTTGGCTCTGATGCACAAGCTTTATATAATCCAAGACCACAACCTGCATCTAAAACAAGTTTAATTCTTTTAGATAACAATCCTTTTACTTCTATAATTTATGGAGGAACAACTTATGTAAATGTTTATTCAGAAGATCATCAAAGATCTGCTGGTTCAATTGTAAGATTTAGAGGAGCACCACAAGTAACAAGTGCTGGGCCCGGTGGTTCTGATCCAGCTGACTTAAAAAATTTACAATCATTTTCTAACATTCCAACTTTTGATAACGTAAGTGATTTAAATAATGCAAATGGTTTTACAATTGCATTAGGTCAAATAGATTCATCAGGCAATGTTACAGGTGCAACAACAACTGATACACTAACAACTCCTATAAATTATTTTTATATAACTAGCACTAGTAATGCTACATCAGGTAATATACAAGGTGGTGGATCAAACTGTTCAGCAGGACCAGTAACATTAGAGGTAGTAAACGGATAATGGCATACACTTTAGATAACTTAAGAACTGATATTAGAAACTACACAGAAGTAAGTAGTAATGTATTAAGTGATTCTGTTTTAGAAAGAATTATTACTAACGCAGAAAATAAAATTACAAGAGCTATTGATACTGATCAAAATGTATTTTATGCAACATCTAATTTAATTGTTGGAAATAGATATGTAACTATTCCAGATGATTTAAGAGCAATTAGATATGTTCAATTAACAGATCAAGCAGGAAATCAATATTATTTAGAACAAAGAGACACTAGTTTTATGGCAGAATATTATTCTACGCCAAGCACTCAATCTGTAGATATTCCAAAATACTACGCTAATTGGGATGAAACTTTTTGGGTAGTAGCTCCAACTCCTGATAAAACTTACGCTATTACACTGGCTTATGATAAAGAACCTGTTAGTATAATTAGCACAACACAGCCTACTACAGCAAATCCAGCTTCTACAAATGGAACTTATTTATCAAATAAATATCAAGACTTGCTTTTGTATGCTTGTCTAGTAAATGCATATGGGTACTTGAAAGGTCCACAGGATATGTTACAATACTATCAAGCTCAATATAGTGAAGCTTTAGAATCGTATGCTATCGAACAAATCGGTATCAGGCGTAGAGACGAATATCAAGATGGTGAAGTTCGCGCTCAACTTAACGTTAAACCACCATCAAGTTAATAAGGAGATAAAATAATATGGCAAATGTAGTACCTTACAGTTTTGGAATCTCACTACTTTCTGGTCATCATGATTTTGCAACATCTGGAAACACTTTTAAACTTGCTTTATATGAAGCAGGTTCAGGTGCACCTTACACTACTTCAAGCACGGTGTATTCTTCAGGAGTTGCTAATGAAGTCGGAACAGGTGGTGGAAGTCAATACTCAACTGGCGGAAATACTTTAACTGGTCAAGCAGTTGCTAATCAAACTAATGTAGCAACAGTTGATTTTACAGACACAGTTTGGGGATCAGGAACACCTGCAACTTTTAGTGCAGCATATGGAGTAATTTATAATAGTAGCACAGTTGATAGTACAGCTAACAGACTAGTTGTTGTTTTAGATTTTGGTGGAACTAAATCTTGTTCTAACGGAACGTTTACAATTACATTCCCGAATCCAGCTTCTGGATCACCTGCTGGTTCTGATGCGATTATTAGTATAACTTCGTAATAGGAAAATTAAATGGCTTTGGTTTTAAATGACAGGGTAAAAGAAACTAGTACAACACAAGGCACGGGTAATATAACTCTTGCAGGTGCAGCGACAGGTTTTATAAGTTTTAACACTGGTATTGGAACTCCTAATACGACTTATTATTGTATTTTTGAACAAGGCACAAATAATTTTGAAATAGGTTTAGGAACCCTTTCAGGTTCTACAACTTTAGAAAGAACTACGGTTATTAAAAACTCTGCGGGTAACACTTCAAAAATTGATTTCAATACAGGCGGTTCAAGTACACTTGATGTATTTTGTACTTTTCCTGCAAATAAAACAATTGATATGGTATTAACAACACAAGGAGATGTACCATATGCATCGGCGGCAAACACTCCAGCTCGTTTAGGTTTAGGTTCAGCGGGTCAGGTATTACAAGTCAACGCTGGCGGAACTGCTCCAGAATGGGCAACATCTAGTGGAGTTAGTTCGGGCTTTGTGATTGCAATGTCGATCGCACTCTAGTATAAGGAATAATTATGGCACAAAACTTTAGAAACTATCTAACACCTGCAACAGGAACTTCAGCAGTAGACGCATTAGGTGGCGCTACTAACAGTATTGATTGTTTAATTAGTATACGAATGGCAAATATTTTAACAACAACAATAACAGTAGAAGCTTATATCGAAAGAGGTGGTACTAATTACCATTTAATTAAAAATGCGCCGATTGTCAGTGGCGGCTCACTTGAGCTGATAGACGGAGGAAGTAAAATTGTTCTTGCTTCTGGAGATCAACTGTATGTCAAATCAGATACAGCGTCATCTTTAGATACAGTAGTAGGCGCAGTAGATGATATAAGTACGTAGGAGTAATCATGGCGTATTTAGGAAATAGACCAAAACAAAATTTAAACACTATGAACTCTCAACAGTTCAACGGTGATAATTCAGAAACAAATTTTACATTAAATCAAGCCGTAGCCAACACAGCAGAAGTAGAAGTTTATGTTGGAAACGTTAGACAAGATCCATTTTCAGCTTACTCAATATCTGGTGGTACAACTTTAGCTTTTACAGCGGCCCCTCCAACAGGAACTGGAAATATCTATGTAGTGTTCCAAGGTAAATCAGTCGGTAATGTTGAACCAGGAGCCAATAGCATTCAAGCAGGAATGATTTCTGCAATTAACGGTGGATATAAAAATTTAGCAACAGTTTCAGAATCAATAACAGTTGCTGCAACGGACAACATGATGTTATGTGGTCCAGTATC